AAAAAACATTTAACTTTGAATTGCAATGGGATGCCCAAGGATTAAAAGTATAGCCTTTTATTTAACTTTTAACGGGTGCAATATTTGGGATATACTAACATATATAGAAGGTAGAGATATCCAGTTAAAAATGATTCTACAAGGTCATTTTTTATAAAAAGGAAAGATTAGAGGAAACATTATGCCTTTTACCCGAAATTCTTTGTCAGATATTGTCGACCGCATCGTTTCTGACTTTCAAACCAGAATTACTGGAGCAACATCACTTTTGCGGAGATCCACTCTAAGTATCATTGCAAGAGTGAATGGTGGGGCAATTCATCTATTATATGAGTTCCTGGATTATATTGCCAGACAGATATTTGTATCAACCGCAGATGAAGCTGGCCTTGAGGCTATTGCTTCTGAATATGGAATTACCAGAGAAGCAGCCGTTGCAGCAACGGGAAGTGGTGCGGCTACGGGAACAAATGGGGTAATAATTCCAGCCGGAACAGAATTACAATCAACAGATGACGAAGTTTACACAACTGATGATGCCGAAACAATTGCGGCTGGAACAGCAACTTTAGATTTTACCGCTTTGGTTGCTGGTGCAGATGGAAACGATGACGCGGGAATTACCTTGTCGTTTGTTTCTCCAATTGCTGGTGTTAGCACCTCGGTAACCGTTGATTCGAATGGCATTGCCAGTGGAACCGACGAAGAAACAGATGCAGATTTAAGGGAAAGAGTTCTGGTTAGAAAACGCCAGCCCCCCCATGGCGGAGCAGATTTTGATTACGAGGTTTGGGCGCTTGAAGTTTCCGGAGTAACCCGGGCATGGGCCATTCCATCATATCAAGGAATCGGCACAATAGGTTTGGCGTTTGTTCGAGATGACGACGATGATATAATTCCTTCTGCTGCTGAAATAGCAACAGTTAGAGCATATATTGTTGAACATGATGATCCCGGAACCGGTAAAACAGTTGGTTGTCCAGTCACAGCAGAACCGGGATTATATATGATTACGCCCACCCCTTTGGTAGTTGATTTCACAATTGCTATTTATCCAAATACATCAGCGGTTCAAACAGCGATTACAGCTAACCTTACGGACTTAATTGAAAGAGATGGTGGCTCAGAAGAAACATTATATTTATCTAAAATAAGTGAAGCAATTAGTTTGGCAACATCGGAATCAAGACATACTTTGACTATACCGGCAGCAAATATAACGGCAACAGCGACGGAAGTACACACAATGGGGACGATTACATTTGGTGATTACTAATGGCTAAAGCAAGGTCAGCATTACAATATCTGAGACAATTACAGGCGTTAATGCCTCAAGGCCGGGCATGGAATCGTGATGAAGATTCAACTTTGACCGAATTTCTTTATGCCCAGGCCGACGAGTTTGCTCGTATTGAAGAAAGAGCATATGATTTACTTCGGGAAAGAGATGTTCGCTATACCTCCGAGCTATTGACCGACCATGAAAATGATTTAGGTTTGCCTGATGAATGTTCTGCTGAAGATACTACAATTCAAGAAAGAAGATTTGCTGCACATAGTAAATTAATTTCTTTAGGTGGCCAAAACCCAGCATATTTTATTGAGCTTGCAGACGCTTATGGTTGGACAGTAGCAATTACAGAATATAGCGCTTTTATTTGCGATGCTCATGGATGTGGCGACAGTATTGGTGATTCAGATAATTTCTTTTATTGGAAAGTTACAATTACCATCGGTGGCGGGAATATCATTTATTTCTCTTGTGGAGAAAGTGAATGCGGGGATTATTTATCATATTTGCCCGGTACGGACACAATGATTTGCACTTTCAACAAATATAAGCCCGCCCATACAAGTTTGCTTTGGGAATTTGATGGTCCAGAATTTGGATATGGATTTGGCCTTGGGTTTGATTCACTACCGTCCGGGACAGAAAGTCATTTGGAAGGTGAATTCTGGCAAGCATTTGGGGCTGGGTTTGATGTGCATTATGGTGGTAGTTTTAGTACCGATGGTTTTGGGGAAGGCTTTAAGAAATCAGCATAATTTTAAATAACAAATAACAACGTACAAGGAGAATGACTAATGGCAGACACACAAAGAACGAGAGCGGCTTTAATTGCTTTATTGGCGGACAACGTAACCGGGCAAATCTCTGCTCAGGATTTAAGGGATTTTTTGGTCACAGTTATGGAGACTCCGGAATTTACTTATGCCGGTGACTTTTTTAATGGCCCGGTTGCAGGTGGCATAACTGCCGATAAAACCACAAGGGGATTTCATCTTTATTCCCAGACAATGCATTCTAACGATAGTGCGTCATTTGGTATGCCTTTGGCTTATAATCAAACTTCAGGCAATTGGATCCCTGCTGATCTTTCTAGAGCAGAAGCAAATCCCGCAAGAGGTATAGCCGCAGATAGTTATGCTTCCGGAGCAACAGATGTAAAGATTTTGGTAAAAGGGGTTGTTTATGATGTTGGCTTATCAAAAATGAGTGGCTATATTGGCAAGCCGTGTTATCTGCTTTCAGCAGCGGTTTCCACTTCTGGTGATTTTTCGATGGCAGCGTGTACAAGTGATCCAAAAGGGATTATTGGGTACGTTATTGGTTCTTTAACTGTTACATACCCAAGTGTTTACAAATGGCATTTTGACGGAACTGGCAATTGGGCTGTAACTGGCGTATAAAGGGGGCTATAAATGCATAAAACAGAAGCCACATATAATGATAGTGGGTTATATGTTGATGGTCCTCCCGGGACTCGTGTAAATGCGGATTCTATGAATGCAATTCAAAAAGAGATTGTCACTGTCATTGAAGGTGGGGGGCTAACTCTTTTAACAGCGGCAACAGAATCAGGGGTGCAACTATTAGCGGCATTAAATACCTTGTATGTCACTCCGTCCGGCATCTTGGGTAAAAATGCTTTAATAAATGGGGATTTTCGTATTTCACAAAGAGGGGCAAGCGGTTCAGCCGCCTATACAGGAGCAACCGTCCCTCTTAATAGCGATGATACATATCTTCATGACAGATGGATATTACTTTCAGATGGCAACGATATAGTTGATTTTTCACAAAGCACAGAGGCACCAACAGGGGGGCTATTGTCTTGCGCTTTAGATGTCGAAACAGTTAATAAAAAGTTTGGCATTCTACAGGTTATTGAGCAGAAAAATTGTGCCCATATGATTGGGGGCAATGTTTCGTTATCATTCCAAGCCAAGGTTTCTGATATTACAAAATTAGACAACATTAAAGCAATGGTGGTTTCATGGGATGGGGCAGCAGACACAGTTACAAGTGATATTATTTCTGCATGGAACGCTGAAGATACTACCCCGACTTTAGTTGCAAATTGGACGGCAGAAAATACACCCGCTGATTTAGGGGTAACGGCAACATGGGCAAAATATACAATCCCAAATATTGCTATTGATACCGCAAGTGCCAAAAACATTGGGGTGTTTATTTGGAGCGATGGCTTTTGTGATACGGCGGCTACTTTTTTATATATTACCCAAGTTCAACTTGAAAAGAACACTGTTGCTTCTATTTATGATTGGCGGAATATTACAGATGAATTAACCTTGTGCCAACGATATTATTGTAAATCATATGACCAAACAGTTGCTCCAGCGGCGGCCACGTCTGCTGGAGCGGCAAAATTACAAGCAGATGGCCTCGCAAGTGCAGACCATAATTGTGGTTTGCATGTTTCTTTTCCTGTTGATATGAGATCAACACCGTCATCATCAGCCTATGATGTTGCTGGAACCATTGATAAGGTGACAATGGCGGCGGGAAATGGAATTGTTGCCGTTCTTGCCGGTATTTCAAGAAGAAGTTTGGTTTATGGTGGGCAAAATGGGGCGGTTAATACAAATAGATTTTTGCAATATCAATATACTGCTGAATCTGAACTATAAGGGGATTTTATGTATAAATTAACTGATTTTGGGGTTAAGCGGTTGTCAGACGGTGTTAATATTCCCAATGATCCAGGTAATCGGGATTGGCGAAAATATCAGGCGTGGGTTGCTGAAGAAAATACGCCAGAACCAATGGATGTCGTTGACCCCTGGATTGTCAAAAGAAACGAACGCAATGGAATGCTGAAATCTACGGATTGGACAATGATGGCGGATGCCCCATTGACAGCGCCTCAAATTGTAAAATGGAAAACATACCGGCAAAAGCTTCGGGATTTGCCGCAGGATTTTGCAGAGGTTAAAGATATAAAGATGCCGAGTAAAAGCGGATTGGTTAAAGCGGAATAATACTAAAAAAGTATTTGATTATTTAGTCGGGCTGGGTGGTGTTAATAATTCGAGCCCAACCCGACAAGCGGTATATATAGCTGCAACAATTCCTATTAATGGAACTTCCCAGCAAATTACCAAACAAATAATAATAGCTGGGACAGTTAATAAAACTCCAAAAAATTTTAATGTCATTATTCACCCCTTTTTATGGTTGCTAACAACCTGACTGGACGGCTGTTTA